GGGCTTAACATTCGTTACGGTCCGAGCATGGGCAATAATGCTGATGGGCGCTCATACTTGGGGCCTGGATTTGTTTTCAGGCCATTGGAAATATTGACTATTCCTGGCGTGGGCATGGCGGCCAAAGTGACAGAGCCTAATGGGTATATATTCATGGATTTGTTTTACAATAATGATGTCTATGCTATATTTGTAGAATGTCCACAATAGAACTTAACTATGACAGTTGACTATCGTTTTCACGAAACGATCCAGCGTGAGCTAAAGCACAGATACGCGGAACCGCGTTTACGCCTGACAATCAGCGACATTGCGGACGGGTTAGAAGTTGACAGGATGACGGTGTACGGTTGGTGGACTCATGCGCATGGCGCCAGCCTAAAAACCACAGAAAGGTTAATGCGCAAATTTGGCGGCTGTGATGATTACCGGGGTCGAATTGCAAGACGCTTCAACGAAATACATAACGATCATCGGCGCTGGAAACTAGAGCGGAACATGGAGACATTTAGCAAATTGTACACAGAGGTAACACAAAACCCCGTTAGTGGCGGGGCTTGTGCGGCTGGCAGCATAGGTTCTGCCTTTTACAGTTGTAAGACAACTACACCAAATAGACAGCCGTCTATACAAAGTATATCATAATTAACGCAAAAAACCATTTACGGGGTATAATACCTGTACACGATTAGCAGCACTTCCCAGTTGCGTCGTGTTGCCCAAGCCAGTGGCCTGCCCGCCGCTGGCTGCTTTGTTAAATCAAAAAACCCCTCAAGCTGAGGGGTTTTTGGTTGGTATGTAGTGGCCGTTTGCATAGCGCAGTAAGCCAGCGTCAACGCATTTCCGTAATCGCCTGTGGGTTGAGTAAGTGGCACGGCCCAACAGCTTGGCCAGCTCGCGGACGCTGGGCAGGTAGCCGTTCTCCTGCCTGAATTCGCGGACGGCGGTCACGGTATCCGTGAGCAATTGGGGGTTAGCGGGGCGTCCTTTTGGCATGTCATTCTCCTGTCTAATTCTAGTAGGATACGATAGGCGATTTAGCTTTTGCGTTTTAGCTCGTAGTAATATTCGGGTTCCTCAAGTTTGCTTTCCCTCTCAGTCCATGTCTCTGTGATTTCCTCGCCGTCTACAAGGCGGTCAATTTCGTACATGACGACGCGGCTAGTATCATTTTCAGCCGTCGCAACTTGGCGCGCCTTGCAGGCATTGAGGAAAACCTTGGCTGTATCTCGATCGATGATGTTCATTTTATTTCTCCTTTTTTGTTTTTGTTGAGAACCACTCTCAACTTATAGATTTGCTTACGGGTTCCTATGGCCCGCAGAGTGTACCGGGATCACTCTGCTTTCATCCGCTTTTGGTTAGTCATTCTGCATGACATTGGACCCGGTCGGGATCGGCCATAGCAGCCCGTAAACGGGACTGCTGGGGATTAGAACCACTCGCCTGCCTTGAGGGCGTGCAGGGCGATATGATTGCACTGGGTATTCATCAACTCGCGAAGCCATAACTCGTTCATATTAGCATCGACGGCCTTTCTCCATTCAGCCATTGCGATTTCAATCTCAGCCTTAAGGGCGACACGAAGATCGGCGGATAGCCTTTCAGCATCGATAGACTTTCTCTCGATCCCCTTGCTCTCCAGAATTAGGATTGCGGCTTTGGTTGTACCGTCACACAGGATTTGGATTGCGTTCATTGTATTTCTCCTTTTTTGTTTGATTATAGGAACACGCCAGCCTACCACCGGAGTGATAAGCTGATTGCTGCTGTAATCGGGGGGGGTTGTTAGAAATCGCAATGCCATTTGTTTGCGATGACATCGTTTGCCATTGATGTCAACTCATCCTGATCGGCATAGAGCGGGTATTGCTCAGCGGCATCTGCCCCGAACATAGCGCTCATATTTTCGACGGTGAAATATGAGCGCACTTCCTGCACGGTTTCGAATCTTGAACCTGCATCAAATGATGTTGCGTCTGAGATTTCCTGACAGCGTGACATTTTTAACTCCTTTTCGACTAATAGCCTGTCATCATCGGTACGGGTGGGCTAGTTGTTGAAAATCTTGTCAATGTTGGGCTGTGGAACATTTCGGTATTCGTTGATTGCGATTAAGGCGCCATCTTTGCCGTAAATCCAATCTTCGATTTTGTTTGTACCATCAGCGTAGACAAACAATCTGTATGTATGTTTGCATTCGAGTACATCAGTTCTGGTTGCTTTTCTAACAGATGTTGCAGTCATCGTATCTTCTCCTTGTTTGATTATAGGAACATGCCAGCCTATCACAGAGTGATAAGCTGATTGTTGCTGTAATCGGGGGGGGTATCCGGTTCCTTTGGTCTTGTCCTGTCACCCGAAGGTCTTGCTTGCAGGGGGTTGTCACTCTTTCGGTTCCGGTATTTGGTTGTCAATGTGCTGTTGTTTGTTTCTGACTATATGATAGCACGTCCGTTATACAATTGCAAGTGACAAATGTCATATTCCAACATGACAAATGTCACATTTCCTACAATTCACCCGTTGAAATTTGATGTATAATGTAGCTATGAAATGGTATACATGGCTCATCATCCTGCTGATTGTGGCGAATGCTATCGCGCTCGCCGTATATGTAGGCAGCCAGCCACCACCCACCATTATCGTATGCACAAACTACCAGCCTGAGTACATCCAGCCGGGAATGCCGCAGAAGGTAGGTGTTTGGTGCGTCGAGGAAAGGGATTTGTGATGAGCGTAGATAGCTTAACTACGCCCGCCCGCACAACTTTTACAGCAAAAAAACAGCAGAAGCGCAAACCGACCCCGGCCAGTTGGCGGCCCGGCGAAAGCGGCAACCCCAAAGGCAGGCCGAAGGACGACGAAAGCTGGAGCGGTATCATCCGGCGCGTGGGCAACATGACATCGGATGAGATCGTGGACATCATCGGGGTTAATAACGACCTGGGGCGCGAGATAGCGAAGTATCCGAAAAACGTACAAATGAAGTGGGTGCTCATTCTCCGTGTGTTTGCCAGCCAAATGTTCGACCCCAACGGCGTGATGTTCCGCGAGTTGATGGACAGGCTGGAAGGCCGCGTCCCATTCCGGGCTGAGGTGGACGGCAAGCTAGAAGTGACCGGCCTGGATCAGCTAATCGAGCGCGTGTACGGCGAGATCGTGGACGGTGTAGTGGCCGAGCCGGCGCAGCTGGAAGATGGCAAATAACACTTACGTATATGGCAGTTTCCGTAAGCGCTCAAACGCAAACCCAAAATGCAGACCCAACCCAGACCAGCCAACCCCAGCACCGAGCGACAGCCGACCCCTAAACCACATACATACACACAACACACACACAGACAGACAGATAGAGCCATGGGTAGTAGGAGTAGCAGGGGCATGGGTATAAGTAAAAACATCAGCAGCATCAACACCAGTACTGCAAGTATTTCTTTTTTCAACTTTCGGAATTTTCTAACTCAACTTTTGAAAGGCGGCAAGGATGTTGTTCTACCCACGAGATAGCGTTGTAGGCTACTGCTGGAACAAGGATGCAGCAATGCCAAAACAATTTGAAACACCCCCGATGTTTTATGTCAACGGTGGCTCATTAACGCGATGTGCTTTTATTGCGGTAACGTGTGTTTGTGGGAATGAATACTCTATTCCCTATTCAGATAATTGGGAGTTGAACATTGTTGCAATACAACTCAGGTGTAAGAAGTGCGGTGACATCATAAGCATTCCCGAGGAATGGTATGCAAACCACAGCCCGGATAAAAGCTGACGCGCGGATAGAGAAATTACTCGTTGCGGCGAAGCGCGCTGGGTGTCCGGCGGATCAGATAGCGCGTTTCATACGTGGCGGGTACTTCCCTATCATCGAGCCTGATGGTGGGATGTTGCGTTTTCACGCGTATGCCAGGGAAGCGGACGATGATGACGGGCCGACGGTGATAGCAATGGGCGGGAAGCGTGGGCCGGGGAAAACTCATACAGAGATGGCGCAGGTGGGGTTAGATGACTGTCAACGCTTTGCGCGACTGAAAGCGTTGTTTATTCGCAAGTTGCAGAGAGCGAGTAAAGAGAGCCTTGAAGATATTAGTTACAACGTATTTCGCTATACTCCACACACTCCAATAACTGACGGGGTAGAGTTTCCGAATAAGAGCAGGATCATTATTGGCGGGTACAAGGACGATAAGGACATCGAGAAGTATCTGGGGTTGGAGTATGACGTTATCTCTGTAGGGGAATGTACGCAGATTGGGGAGATGAAGTTCGATAAACTGCGGGGGAGCTTGCGGAGCAGTAAGGGATTCAGGCCGAGATTGTATTTAGATACGAACGCGGACGGGCCGGGGTTGCAGTGGTTCAAGAAGCGAATTATCGAGCCGCACCGGGAAGGGCGCGAGAAGGAAACCCGCTTTTTGGATGTGACCAATATCAAGAACCCGTTCATCAATAAAGAGTATGACGAGTGGTTGGATAGTTTGAGCGGGCCGCTTAGGAAGGCGTGGAGGGATGGGGATTGGGATGCCTTTGCAGGGATGGCGTTTCCTGAGTGGAACAGGGAAAGGCACGTAGTAAAGCCGTTTGAAATACCGTCTAACTGGTTGAAATGGAGGGCTACGGATTGGGGCTATGCCAGTCCGTTTTGTACTCTATGGTTGACCAAAGACCCTGACACGCAGAGGATATTCGTCTATCGTGAGTTGTACCAGGCGAATTTGACGGACAGGCAACAGGCGCGGCAAATACTGGATATGTCACCCCCGTCTGAATTGATATTCATTCACTACGCTGACCCGGCTTTGTGGGAGAGAAAGAGCAGGGCTGGGGAAGTATTTTCTACTGCTGACGAGTATGCAAATGAGGGTATAATACTGGCACGCGGCGATAACAACAGATTGAGCGGCAAGCGCAAGATCAACAATCTGTTAGCAGATTTGCCGGACGGGGAACCAGGCTTGCAGGTTTTCGATACGTGTGACAATCTAATTGAAGAGTTGGGCAGCCTTGCTTCGGATCAACACAACCTCGAAGATGTGGACACTACCCAGAAAGATCACGCCTACGATACGTTGAGGTATGGATTGACCAACGAACGCAGGATCGAACTGGCAGGCCAGCCCAAGAAAAAGAAAGTAGATAACCCGATGGTGGCAGTGTTCGGGAGGAACTAATGGAATTATTACCGCTGGAAGAATTCGAGAAAATCAGGACAAGGGTGGGGCAGATCGTAGCGTCACAAAGCGCGGTCAAGAATATGAACAAGGCTATGGCCGATATGTTCTGGATTGCTGAAACCGATGTGAACGCGGGCAACAGCAGCCTGGGCATTCGGTACAATCAGGAAGCCTGGGGGGATGATATTCGTTTGACCGCTTCCACCAATAGCCGCGACCAGATAACCGGGTTACATAGGCTGCTAAAATCTACCAAGCCCAAATTTAGCGTGAAGTGTAATGACAAGGGTTATGCCAACAAGATCGAGCAGGTGCTTGATAAGTGGTGGCTGGCAAGCAACGAACGTTTACGCTTTACCAACGAGAGCGAGTTGTCTTTCTCCGGCGCGTTATGGGCGGATATGAATTTATCCGTCACCAAAGTCGATGACATGATAACTGAGTTGGAGAATGGGGACAATAAAATAAAGAAGATTCTGGTAAAGCGGCTCAAGCATCTCCGCAAGAAAACGCCGTTCTTGTTCGAGACCGAAAGCGCGCTAGACGCCTATCCTGTATGGGGCAGGAACGGCAAAAGCGAACATTTGACACAAACCACCATGAAAGGTATCGAGATCAAAGAAACTTGGGGGATCATGGACGTGCAGGATGACCACGATTATGTGGTCAACGATTACTGGAATTTAGTCTATCGCTGCGTGTACTTCGACGAAAAGCAAATTGTTGGAGGGGAGCATGAACTCCCCGACATTCCAAGATTTACATCCGTGACCGATGGCACCGAGTTATTCCACGAAGAGAACAAAAAGCGTAATCCGTTCTTATATGGTAAATGGAAGTCTAACATCCACAAACGCGAAGATGAATTATTGACAGTCATAGCTTCGAGTATTTTCAATCGCGGCGGCGGGCCTTTGGTGTTGAGGAATAAATCGGAGCCCGGCTATCAGGATGACGCGATAGACGTGACCCACGAGGGACTAGTTCGTATCATGTCCATGCACGGCAAACCGCAATTGGTAGACGATAAAGCCTTCGACGGTGTGTTGTTCCAAGCCTATAATATGTATGGACAGATGGGAGAGTCTACCGCTATTTCAGGCCAGGCTCTTGGAGAAGCTATAGAGAAATATACTGCCTATAGTGGCTATTTAGCCGCACAAAAAGGCGGTAGATTGCCGCTGATCGACATCGAAGAAGCGGAGAAGAAAGTCATCCACGACGCGGTTGTCTACGCTCTTGAACTGTTCAAAGAGGAAAATATCGAGTGGGAAGGGCTGAAACCGGACGAAATACTTGACGATGTAGAGATCGAAGTCAAGCTGACGGTAGAACTGCCACAAGATAAAGTACAGGCCGCACAAGCATTGGCGCAATTGTCTAACCTGAACGTTCCTATCTCTACCGAATGGATCCATAACGAATTGCAGATCAGGGACAGCGCGAAGATGGTACATGACTGGATGAGCGAACGCGCGGAGGTAGCCGCCTTCAACATGGGCATGGAGTCGCTAATTCCACAGCTTATCCAGATGCTACAAGCTCCACCACCCGAAGAAGCTCCACCGGAAGGGATGGTACCCCCAGGCGGGATGCCGCCCGGAGTTCCACCCGAAGGAATGCCACCCGGAGCACCACCAGAAGGGCCGGTAAATACATCCCGCCCTGAAATGGTAGGCGGTCCGAATGCTGGCGGGGCAGTCTTACCAGGAAACCAACCCATACCGGAAGAAGCGCTGGGCGGGAGACCGCCAGGGGTGGGCTAATGGGTTCACGCGAAAACGAAGAGGCCATTATGGAAGGGGTTGGCAGGTATATGACCTGGCGAAAAAACTTCCTTTCCACATGGCAGGAGACGATACAGAAAGGACAACTGAAACAAGCCTGGGCAATGATGCCGCCTGAAATGAAAGAGTGGTTGAAGAAGAACGATCCGCAAGGGTACAAAAAGGCTTTGGAGGTGGTAGGTGGCAAAGTATAGAAAACCTAAAACGAACTTGAATTACCGCCAAATCCAGCGAGAGAAAGAACGCTATGGAGAGGGCGGGTACGGAAATAGATTGACGGGCGGAGAAGCGCCAGTCACATCCAAACTTACGCCAATAGAAGGCGTAAGGCGCGTTGATGTTTCTCAATTGCAACCAATAACGGGCGTCAAGAGGGAGACGATAGAGGGCGTCCCTTGGCGAAAGGGGCCGGACTTGATGCCGGGTATCCAGAAAGAACAGGCCTACAACCAAGCGCTAGTAAGACTTACCGGAGAAACAGTCGACAGGGGGATAACTGGAACTTCTGGAAGATCAACAATAACTGGGGCTGCCGGAAGAACATCAAATGTAAGCAAGGCTATTCAGGGTATTCGACAAGGGTCTGCAATTATATCTAATCCTTTATTGTATGGTTTAGCAGGCTCCGCAACCGTAGGCACATTGGCGGCCCCCGCAATTTCGCGCGCCTTTGGCTTAAATGTAAACCCCAAAAAAATACAGGAACAAAAAATCGGGCGCCCTACCGGGCCGGGGTCTGATGCTTACAGAAATATATACTACAATACTCCGAATAAAACAATCGAGGAACGTTACCAGGATTATATAAACTACGATAAGAACAAGGAACTTGGATACACTACTCCCTATTGGCCTACACCAGGGACAACGAGCGGGGGCAGTAGCGGAGGGTATGGTGGCGGAGGTGGTAGCGGGGGCGGGTACAGGGGTGGTGGGTATAAGGGTGGAGGAGGCGGCGGGAGCAGCTACGGCGGAAGCAGCTATTTACCACAAGAGTATCAAAGATATTTGCAAGGACTTCTCAGTCGTTGGAATTTCTAAATGTCGGACTATAAGAAGCGTCAAAAGACCTGGCAGGATATAGGTTCGGGAGCGGTAAGGCACCGGATCAAAGAACGCATTGAAGAAAGTCAAAGACAGCAACCAGCTCAACAAACTCAACAACCTACACAGCCAGGCATACAACCACAGCGCCAACCTTCCTTACGAGAGGCCTTCCCCTTTGCTTATTCGTTCAAGGGCAGTGTAGCGCAACGGGAGCAAACGTATTGGGAAAACCCGGATAAGATCGTAGATTGGTATACCCGCTCACAGGCTGACCCTACTATCCAATTACCCGAGGGGATGGACGCGCAGACCCTAAAGGGCGCATACGATTACATCCAATATCAGAGTAAGGGTATCCAGAATAAAAACTTGTGGAGATTGGGCGCTGATGACCCGATGCGGGAGTATTTGAAAAACATCCCCGCGCCTTCCAATAATTTTTTGAGCGAGAGTGAAACGAAGATATGGGGGGCAACAGATCCGAAATTATTACAGCCCGGCGGAACGTCGCAGGCAGACTTCAAAGCGCCTGATTTCGACTGGCAACGCCTGACGGTAGAACAGAAACAAGAAATTCTAAAAGACCCTAATTTCTCCATTGCCAAAGTCACAGCGCCAGGACAACAAGGACTTATCTTCTCTGATTCTGAATTCGTGAAGGAGGGTGGTCGTTGGCAATTCGGGAAAGGACAATTGCAGTGGTGGCAACGGCCAGCATTTTCTATTCTATCTAACCCAAAGACCACCCCAGCAGTACAGGGAGCGGCGCTTACTGTTATGACGAAGGGGAAGGGATTAGCCCTTGCCATTCCCATGACGTTACTTGGATACGGGGCGCAATCTGAAAATGAAGCAATACGGGTAACTTCCGAAACGCTTCTGAAACCCTTTATGTGGGGAGCAGAAAAAACGGAACAGGTTAGAGGATTGGCTTCTTATTTCAATGTGTTTGACTTACCAGAAAGCCCTATGGAGTACACCCCCGCGCAAATTACACAGACTATCCCCAAAGTGGTACTAAGCGCCTTCCAAAAGACTCCTCAAGAATTGGCACAAATTAGCCAGGAAGCTACACAGAAATTATCTGGGTTTATTTCAGACCCCAAGATTAGAGCCGCCGTTTGGGAGGCGGGTAAATCCTATTATGAGATTACAGGGGCAAATGAAAGTAAGTTAACAGAGATTTTGAAAGCAGACGGAAGCCTGACATCTGAACAGATTGACAATATCTCTAAGGTTGCCAATAGTTTTCTCCCCATGATGAAAGAAGAAGGCACCGTTTGGGTATTAGGTGAAAACCAACCAGTACAAGTTAGAGCCGGATACACTCTCGACGACGCAGCCCAAAGGATACTGAACGGGGAGAGCGCCGGGGAGGTACAGGCTGACTTTGCCAGGGAGTACGGAATATCTGGAACGTTTACAGACTTTGCACAGTCAACTATCTACGACCCGTTGAACGTCGTGCCTGAGATCATAAGCGGCGCGCGCGGGAAAATATCGAGAGGCAAAGCCGGAGCTGCGGCAGTAGAAGCGGTTACGCTTCGAGAAACGCCCGGAATATCTTCGGTTGAGAAAATAGCGCAACTGGACGCAAGAGCCAGGATCGAGACCGCTAAGGCAACGGTGTATGAAACTACCCCTGGAATTTTGGGGCTTGAAGCGCATGTGCCTGGAACGCCGCTCGGTATAACCTGGGGAGAAGCGGGCAAGAAATTTAGAGCATTGATAACGTCCGGCGCTATCAAACCCGAAGATGCCAGGTTCATGACGAAATGGGAGCGGACGGTAGCAGGGATAACACCAGACGGGAAAATAAGGGAATTGTTGCCAAGCCCGCTTGAGGGCAGGGTTCCAAAGTTCATCGAAACCATGCTAACGCTTCAACCAAAAGCAAAAGCAAAGATGTTCCTGGAGCGTTACCATACGACCGTTTCAAGCCTGTTCGATTGGGGCAAGATGACCGATGCGACAGTTAGAGATTTATATGATGTTGCCAAGTCGATGGCCAATGGAGATATGCGGAAGTTGCACGATTTAGGTGCAGAATATTTGAACACTCCAGAGGCTTATACGATTTTGGGCGCTGCTCGTGATGGTGTAAACGCATTAGAAAGCAAGGTAGTTACCTACGAAGCAGCCGGGGCAAGCCGCAACCTGTTCTGGCAGATCCAGAGCATTCTAGGAGACCCGCCAAAAGATTTGTTGAAAAATTTCTTAGACGGTGACGCGCGCGCGGATTTCAAGCGCCTTACAGAAACCTTACAAAGAACTGACTTGCCGGAAGCTAAGGCAATGTTAGCTGAGATCGAAGCGGGGAGAATGACCCCCGACACACTGACAAAAGCCTTCGAGCCGTTCAGGGACGGGAAGGTGGCAATCAGGCCGGAAGAGTTCAGCGCGCAATTTATTAACACTATGGAAGATCACATGAAAACCTGGGGGAAGGATTATTTCAAACTGACGAAGGATAGCGTTTGGGATGACAGCCTTAGATTGCTAAAGGGAGCGCAGTCATTATTACTGTTAGACCTGTCCCCCTCTGCGATGGTGAACGACTTCATCAACGAACGGGTGATGATGGCAACTACCGGGACGTTGGGACTTACGCCGCATAAAGTCATCGATGCCTGGGTAAAAGATTTCGGCTTTACCCCCAAAGAGGCCGGGTATGGACTGTTAGGAGATTTGCCGGTCAAGGAAACGGACGTTGTAAGCAGCATGACGCGCGGGAGTAGCGCAATCGGTTCAGTGGCCGATGCTGTAAACAAAGGACGCTCTTACCTGCTGAGACCGCAAGCCTCAGCAAGGTTCAACGCGGCACACGCCAGGCAGATATTCTATAAATCAGCTAAGACGTTCTGGTCTAAACAATGGCGCGCGGGAGTTGGGTTCGACCGGATGCCCGCCGCGCTAGAAGGACGGTTGAAAGAATATGGACTGGACGCCAACACGGTATACAAGAATCTCGAAGGGGTGATGTCAACCAAGCAACTAGAGAGCATCAATCAACGTATATCGAATAATAACGTCAATTCGTTTGCGGATAATGCGGCCAAACAATTAGGCAAAGAGCCAGCCGCCGTTATGGGGATGCTGGAAGAGTTGGGTATTGCCGATGAACTGCGGGGAGGATTGGAAAGAGCCAAGACATCCGAAGCCAGACAAGCCGCCTTCGACGCTATCGAAAATAAGCTCTATGAGAACTTCGACCAGAAACAAGCGCAAGGGTTACAGAACTTATTAGAGCAAACCAGGAACAAGATCAAGACCGAGGGGGGGGCGGGGGCAGTTCAGGCATTCCGGGATATACGCCTTGATTATTACGATACCGGGCTAATGGTAGATAAGATTTGGGGAGATACATATCGTAAGGCTGCATCTGTTGATAATGTAGCCCTGCGACGTTCTATAAAGGCCGATGCTGCAAGAAAAACAAGTGCGGCATGGAAGCGAACACAGGCACGTCAAGGCGCGTTGCTACAAGGTGCTATCGAAGGGTTGGGGCTGGATACACAGTTTAAGCGAAGTTTTTTGGGGGATTTGAGCGAACAGCATAAGGTTTATAGAAATTATCATGAATATAGAACCAGGCGCATTACTCAATTTTTTGATGATTTAGAGGCCGGAAAACCTGTTGAGTGGAAAGACGTTGAGCTTGAATTAAGGGAAAGATACAAAAGCGATGTTGATGCGCCTGTGCTGGAAATTCAGCGCAAGATGGATACTGTCTTTGTAGATGAGATGAAGCGCGCCTACGGAGAAGCAGCCGGGGTTACTGCTAAGATGTGGACAGATGCGGCGTTTGAAGCTCATCAAAGAATCAATGAAAGTAACATTGCTTTTCGTGATTTCCTGGCGGATGAAAAGAATATGCCTCCACAATTTACGTCTACCGAGCTTTGGCATTCAGCAGCCTGGGAAGCGCGTAAGCCAGAACTTCGTGCAATGTATCTTGATTTTGTGCGCATTGACATGGAAGGGGCTGGAGGCCTTTATAAGTTTGGCGAACTTCCACCCGAAGCGCACGCGCCGGTTGCGCCGGATGTCGGGAAGTTTGCCAGTATCGAAGAGATTGCTAACAAGTACGGCATTCCTACTGCTACAGAAACAGGTATTCCTAATAACCGCCGCCTGTTGGCTACTGTAAAGAAATACCTGGGGGCTGAGGCTGCGGATGTAAATACCTATAGAGACCTTACGCCTGAGATGGTAGAGAAGGCTTTGCAATTGCGAGAGCAGGCTATCAAGGGCGAAGTTACAATACCGACAGAACAAGTCCGCTTCGATGATTTTGAAAAAACTTACGATGCCGCGCTTGCTAAACGGAAGTACACCACACAAGAAAAAGCGCTCAACGACCTGAACGCGGAAGTACAACGCGCCTGGGAAGCCCTACCAGATGATGCAGACCCCGCAATGATAGAACGACTTACAGAACTGCAAACCAGGGTTGCAAATGAAATAAAAGACTTGCGCAACGATGTAGCCATTGCCGAAGGCATGACACAGGCAGAGATGGACATTCGCAAAGCAGAAGGGCCTTTGGATACCAACACTGTACAAAAGAACTTGAAGAAAGTGCGGGATGCCAAAGTTACGGAAGAGACGCGCGCGCAAGAGCTATTCCCTCCCGGTGGGTACGACCAATTTACGGGCTATGTGGACTATCAAAAGATACTTCTTGACGGCTATAACACCGAAGTCAAGCCGGTTATGGATGCTATGCGAGAAGCCGCCGCGCAGCCTGAAACTACCCACAATTTCGCGGATATGGACGCGGATACACAGGCGCAGTTAAATAACTGGCTGCGCGATACCCGCTCGAAAATGGCAAGCACAAAACACCAGGCTAAAGCATACGGAGAAGCGCAGAGAGACTTTGCATTATTAGATTACAGCCGTCAATACGGATTCGATAAACCGTTATCGGGATTAGTGCCCTATGAGTTCTTCGGTACTCGCAGCGCCGGAACGTGGCTGACCAGGGTTGCAGATCGCCCCGCTTGGATTTCGCAGTATGTCAGATTACAGAACTTGCACAACACCTACCAGTCGCAACTTCCAGAGAGAACAAGGAATAAGTTGTTCGTTCCCATGCCCTTCCTCCCGGAATGGGCAGGCGGTGGAATGTTCATAGACCCCACATTTCAACTGTTCCCGTTCAAGCAATTCACGCAACCACTGGACGCCCTGAGGCGTGATAATGAGTACATCGTAAATAACGCCAGCTATATCTTACAGAACATGCAAGATGATGGACTCATCACAAAAGACCAGTACGATCAAGCGATTGCAAACCAGACCGGGCCTATTTGGGAAAGAGCTATAGAACAGGCCAAGATCGAACGGGGAGAAAACAAGAACGGCGCGGCGGACTACTTCTCTATGCTGCTATCCCCTGCCCTCTACTTGACCCTGCCTTATTACCTTGCAACCGGAAAGAAAATGGGCGGGATACAATCAAGCTGGCCATCCGGTCAATTGCCTATCACCAAGTTTGGGCAGGGACTAGAGACCGCCTTCAAAGACACCCCGCTTGAATGGGTTGGTAATATTGCCGGGAATTTAGCGAAACCGGAGAAGGCTTTACGCGAAGCTAAAGGGCTGAACGAGTTCGGGGAATGGGGAGAGTATTACATCGAACGCCAGGTGGCTAATATGGTGGCCGAGGGAGTGATTGACCCCAAAACCGGACAAATGGCGCTTATCGAAAAGAAGGGCGATATTTGGGATCAGGCCAATGAGAGAGTAAGACAAGAACTGATGTTGAAAGTCCCCGGCATGGCTCCGCTGTATGGAGCAGCGCACGGGGCAACGCTGGACAAGATTGTCGGTTCTGTGTTGCCGTCTCTGTTTCCCGGTGGATTGTTACCACCTGGGGAGATGGAATACAAGGGATTGAAACAGGAATACAGCCTTGTATGGGAAGCCTACAAGAACGGCAACAAAGAAGCCTTTACGGAGTTCTTTGACAAACATCCTGAATATTCGACCAGGTTGGCGCTAAGGCGCGACCCGCAGGAGCGCATGACACAATTCCTAAAGTCGGAGATTTGGGACGCTTACGGGGACTTGGGGCCGACTGACAAGAAACAGGCTACCGCTTTTATGGGTCCGCAGTTCCAAGACTTCTTAGATGCTGATAGTGGAGTGGAGTTCTCGAACGAGCAATTGGCTACGTGGTCGAAGATGTTGAATGGCATGGTGCCACAAACACCTGAAACGCAAGGGGTGGGACAAACGCCACAGATCGATTTCTTCTCGCCCGAAGTGACCAGGGTTACAGACAAGATATTCGAGGAGCGAAAAGAGAAATTCCCTAATTATTATAATCTGCAATCTGCTTATTATAATTTACCCCCAAGCGAGCGGAAAAGGTTCTTGGTAAATTTCCCCGAATATGCCGGGTATCAAAAATGGATCAAGCAAAAATATAATGATTATCCAGATTTAGCACCTGTCATAAAAGGTACAGTATTCAAGAGAATCGATACAACCAATTGGCCGCCCTCTCTATTGTCTGTGACACAAGAGGCCGCCCTTACAGGAGATAGATTATCCAGTGGCACAAAAGCGATACTGGAGCAGGTCTGGATAAGCGAAGGCCAACCATATGGAAGTTTCGATAGTTGGGTGTACAATAGTGTTTATCCAAGTTTGAAAAACCAGATGATGCAGGATATTAGCCAATAGTTTTGTGCTATAATGTTTTTACAAAAGAATAGGAGTTCACTATGACTGATGAAGTCGCACCTGTGGAGCAACAGGAGCCCACCCCGGTAACTGAAACACCGTCCGAAGAGACGCAGACACCGGAAGCGACACAGGAAGAACAGACGTACATCACCCGTGAAGAGCTTACCGAGTTACTCGCGCAACAAAAGCGTGAAATCAAGCAAGCCGATAAGCAGCGCGCCAAGCAAATAAAGGCAGAGATGGATACCATGAAACAACGGCTAGAAGCCGCAGGTATCCCCCTTACGCCGGAAGTGGAGCAGAAACTTCATGCTCAGATCGTAGACAATCTACGAGATGACGAAGAAGAACAGGGCAGCCCCACGCCGGACATACCGCCTGAATTAGAAGATGCCTTTGCCATGATGGACATGGAGAGGGTTAGCATCCAGGAAAGCGACCCGGAATATGAAGAATTTTTGAAGCCGCTTTTCGAGAATGATAACTCCTCTCGCTGGCAATATACCGCAGCTATGCGGAAGGCAATCGATGCGAAGAAAGCGCGCACTCTCCAACAACGAGAAAAAGCCCCACTTAGAACACCCGTTCCAAGTGGACAAGGCCCCGGAGAGTTTGTTGCTGAGTCCGCTCATGATTACTACCAAAGGGCGTACCCCAAAAAATAAAACTCTTTGGAGGCCACTACTAAAAGGAGCCTCCAAATGGCAGATGAATTCACCCTTGCAGATTATGAGCGCACCGCGCCCGATAATCTGAACAAAGCAGTAGCACGCACTTGGCGCGAAGCAAGCCCTATTCTTGACATGCTCAAGTTTCGGACTAGCACCAAGCTGAGTGAGAAGGTGCTGCGCTTCAACAGTCTTAACGCCGCAACCTGGCGCAAGATTGGCGAAGATTTTACTCAACACAAAGTCGTACCAGAACCCATCGAAGAGCGCCTGTTCTTCATGGGCGCAAAGATCGACGTCCCCTACGAATACATCAAAGCAGAATCGCTGATCGACGTGCGGGCCGCGCAGACAGAGGCAGAGATGAAAACCGCCGCCTTTGGCTTCAATGACGCCTTCTTCAACAACACCCCCGCTGCTGATGAAGATGCAATTGTGGGCATGTGGTATCGCATCAAGAACGACCTGGGCAGTGGTCAATATTTCGATACCGGCCTGGATGTTTCCGCTGACGTTGCGGTAACTGCGGCTATCATGAATCAGATGTTCGACGCCGTTGATTACCTGCTTTCGCGGGTAGACGGCAATCCTGGCGAAAAAGCGCTGTTTATGGGCTTGACCCTTTGGCGGCGCTTCCAGTCCTATTGCCGACAATCCGGCCTGCTTGCCACGACTAAAGACCAGCTTGGCCGCGTTTTCACTACCTACGGCGAAGGCGGCCCGAAGATCATCGACGCTGGCTACAAGTACGACCAGTCTACCGCAATCCTGGCAGACGCCGAGAACGGTATTACCGCTTTGACCGGCGGAACGGATAGCTCAATGTATTGCGTCCGCTTTGGCGAACCGTATGTAAGCGGCTGGTGTCAGGAAATGCCCAACGCGGAAGATGTTGGATTGCTCGAAGATCGCGTGAACTATCGCACGGTCGTTCGTTTCAGCCCCGGCTTATTCATGACCAGCCCACGCAGCGCCGCATTGGCTTATGGCTGGACGGCTGCATAAGGAGAGATAAAATGGATACCAATTTAGAATTACGCGATGGTTCTGCTGATTTGACCGCAGATGAAACCCTGACCAGTGTGCAGGTTGGTCCTATGTCGCGCCCCATGTGGCTGCATTTGCTCGTCCCGTCTATCACTGCAACCGATACCCTGGATGTGGAACTTGAGTTCTGCGATTCCGCTGCATCGACCACCGAAGTTTACAATATGAACATGAAGCAGATCACAGCAGCCGGACACTACGCAGTCCCGTTCTTTATGGCCCCAACCCTGGAGTACTTGCAAGTCAAGCTGAATGTTACAGATGTTGGTGGTGGCGGCTTTTCAGCCGGTGCGGTGAAAGTGTGGATTGACAACGCCAATCGTTACAACGGTCCGTACCTGACCTAAGGAGGCCATTATGAAAGGCTTTGAAAGAATTGACGGCCTCTGGACGTTCACGCCTCCCGCCGGGCATTCTGTAAATATTACTTTGTCGGGTGGTGGAAGGCTGGCTATATCTGGCGCAGCCCCTGAGCTTAACTTTTCGTCAAGCTCTCCAACTACCCACCCGCTTAACTTTTCAAGCGTAACACTTCCAAGCAGCTCGAATGTCATTCGCGGGACCGAAATTGTCCCTACCCGCGCTTCTGGATGGGTCTGTTTTACTGGTACATTAAGTTCTGTATCAGCATACATGGACTACATGGAAATGCACACGGAAGCAACCGAGATCGTTTATGGCGCTGGGCGCTTTGCCTTCGCAGATAGTGGCGCAGACGTGAATACCATCTTGAGCCTACAGGCGATTACTACTATGTCGGCTGGCGCAACGCTGGCAACGGCTGGCGGTTCTCCCCTGTACGGCGCGTATGCCGCTCAGTTCAAGATGCTGTTCGATGGCGCTACGATTGAATCCGGCGCGATTTCGGCGGTTGCCTGCTTCTTGTATCAATCCAATGTTACGCCAATCAACGGACAACAGACCAGCGTGCTCCAATTGAGCGTAGACTCTGGATTGCTGCAAAACATTATTCACATTAACGCGGGCGCATCTGTACTATCTACATACTTCCTGAACGTGTCAGAGGCTACGTCTCCATTCACGACCTGGGGAGCGGACGAGGCTAATTGTTCGGGCGCTCCCGACCTGGGCATTCGCTGCAAAGTTGGCTCTTCTGAATACTGGATTCCACTGTATGTGAATACATAAAGAGGCAGGAAGCGGAACCGAGCAATAACAAAGCAGGCGGGGAAACTCGCCTGCTTCAATAGGAGTATGTATGAAACTGTCTATTTTAGATCGTGTTTTGCTGCAAAGCATTCTACCTAAAGAGGGCGATATTGTTACAATAAAGATCATTCGTGATTTGCGTACAGCGTTAGGGTTCGATGAGAAAGACGTTGAGGAATGCGAAATTAGCCAAGAGGGCAATCAAGTGGTATGGAAAAAAAATATTGATAAAGAAATAAACATAGGCCCAAAGGCATTGACAATCATTGTCTCCGCGCTAGAAGAACTTAACAAGGATGGTAAGTTAAGTGAAAATCACATTGCGGTTTATGAGAAATTCATGGAGGATGAACCATGACAAAACCAGGATATGTCCCCGAAGTATTTCTGATGGAGTCAAGCGCTCCGGATCAAAAATCAGTAGGCACCGAAAAGACCACAATATTATACAATACCCCTGATCGTGTCGGGCTTGTTCTTCAAAACGTACACGACACGAACATTGTATCGCTTTCGTTTGGCGACAATAACCCCACTCTGTATAAGGGAGTTACGCTCTACCCACATGAAATGTTTATGATGAATGAATGTGCCTTTTCCGCTGGCAAAGTTAAGGCGATTGCATCCGGAGAAGATACCCCCATAGCAATACAAGAATTCACACAAGTGGATTAGAAAGATGTCATATTTGGCCTAGAGGTGAATTATGGCTGAGAAATGGATACCCAAAAATCTCAAGAAGGGCGCGCTCCGCCGGTCACTCGGTATCAAAGAAGGTAAAAAAATACCCTGGGATCGTCTTGTTGCTGCATCGAAGAAAAAGGGAAAGTTGGGGAGGCGCGCACGCCTTGCGATGACTTTTAGGAAAATGAGAAAATGACAACTCTAAACGACATGCTCCTGGCCGTTTCTCGCTTTAGCCTCGTCATGCACTCCGGCGCGGCGACAGGCGGGGGCACAACCACCCTTGTAGACAACCTGAGAAAACAGATTAGTGACCAGTTCAACGCGGGTATTATCTTCTTCCTGACTGGTACGAATGCAGGTAAATATACGATGGTCGCGGACTACGACGGGGCTACCGGAACGTTCACCTTCTCCACTACAGGCCTGGTTGTTTCGGGCGTGTTGTATGAAGCTTGCGCTCTATCCAGCGGGGCGAATATGTATGACATTGTAAGGGCGATAAACCAGGCTCTTTTCGAGCTTGGCGACATTCCTACCATCATTGATTACGTGGACGATGCTACCCTGATTAGCGCAACGGATACCGAAGAGTACGCGCTTCCCACCGGGGTTCGCAATGTCCGCCAAATGTGGGTAGCGGGAGCAACGTCAGCGCCTTACAAGTGGAGAAAATTCACGCACTTTACAGAAAACAACGGGTATTTATATATCCCCTACCAGTACACCGGCTACCTGGGAGACGGGTATCCTTTGAGATTGAAATACTATGCTCCTCATAGCGTGTTGGATACCTACGAAGATGTTGTAAACCCGAACGTAAATAAACAGTGGTTGACTTATGCGGCCAGTGTGAACCTACTTAGATCGTTGGGTACTAGAATTAAGTCCTGGGGTGAGGTGAAAGTTCCCTTCGAGGAAGCGCAGCAAAAGGTAATCTCTGTCCGCCCGTTGGTTGGAGATCATAATATTATGGTGAGGGTGGCGTAATGGCTATCACGGTAGGCCCGACCGAGAGATGCACGCACCATGTAGCGCTCAAAGACTCTGACGGCTATCAAATAGGGATAATCGCCGCAGCGGTTCGCGGAGGCGTGATAGAGAAGGATGTAAAGCACCTCAACCGCTCCCCCATCGACCGCACGGCCATGAAAACCAGTTCGGGAGATACCGAGTATTCAGACTGGCGGCCTCCATATTACGCGCTGAAACAGGATGACTTTTCAGGCGGAAGAGCGCTAGATGATTTCTCGAAAGACAAAACAAGATTCCTTGATGCTGGTGGATTGAATACTCGTAGGGGCGGCTATGTACACCTGAACGGACAGGAGCAACTATCTGCCCTCTTACGCTCCGGGGGACAGCTACAGCCCGGAAACATGGCCGAGCCCAGCGTACCTACGCCAAACTCTACCGAGTGGGCTACGAAAATAACCCCGGATACATTCGAGTACAACGCGGGCACGCAAGATCAAAATACGGCTGGCGCAAGTGGGGCAAACAATATTATATTGTTGAAGATCACGGCGGGCTATACGGGAGTTGTAACCGAATTTAGGTTTAGGGCAGACGCGGGAGTGGCTGGCAATGTTGTATTTGGTCTGTACGCAGATAGCGCCGGAAGTCCCGGAGCGCTCCTGGGACAGACCGCTACACTGGCGGTGGCATCAGGAACAAGGGAAAGGGAAATCAAAGTACCCCTGACTACGGCTATCAGTATCACATCCGGTACTGCTTATTGGATTGGGTACAATTCCAGCGGAGATATAGTCGGCGCAATAGCCTCAGCCGCAACGGCAAGAAAGTACAAGGCGGCGGCCTTCGCGGCCTTACCGAACCCGGCGGGCACAGGCTATTCGGATGCTACAACCGTTACAGATATTATTTCAATTTGGGGATTGCGGCCAATAGACCAGATTTGGATATGGTCCCACCTGGATACCGCTATCTCTGGGGTAAAGCTATACGACGGCGCGGATGCTGCTTTTGTAACCCTGCTTCAAACTACCCCGAACAGCACCCCCCCGTCATTCGCTCCTGGCTGGCATGTCATAGACCTGACTTCTGCGGTTACGGTGGATTTAGACGGGATTTGGATCAGCGTGCCATTGGTGGCGGGGACTACAAAATACGCGCCGGATGGCGCAATCGCAGGCTACTTGAAACAGGCAGGAAGTCCTGTCTTAGATGAGGGTTTTCCTTGTCGCGCGGTGGTAAAGAAAGAGCCAAGTTACGGGAAACTCTTTAACTATTGGTATAGACCTTATTATCTTCAAACCATAGATGGGGTTACTCATCTCTGGAAAAACGGATATGCGGGGATGTTGACCACTGGAGGGACTGCAACTGCCATAGATGATACCTTCGCCGGGGTATGGGAAACAAACGAGTTGGCAGGCAAGATATTTTTTGTACGCGGCGGAAGTGGGTTCTCGCAGCATCAACGCTGGCGCGTGATCGCATCCAATACCAGCGCAGGCGCGATTACATTTTCAGATGGTTTTGACGTTGCGTTAGATGCTACTACGTTTTACTGTATTCTTGGGACAGACCACTGGGAAGAAATACCGGGCGGTGTAGTTGGGACGCCTGCACTCAATCAACATGGCTTGACCGGATACGTGCATGACATTTTGGTGGCTAATAACGGTGTGGTGTATTTTGCTCAAGGTTCGGCATTTGCTATGGTGAAAATGTACGAAGGCTCTGTTGCCGCTGATGCCGGAAGTTTATATTTTGCTGATGACGCCGCCGCACCAGGCCCGCGTTTTATATGTCAGGTTGGCAATACTCTCTGGGGAGTAGAACACACAGAGGCAACCCAGGCGCGCAGCGCTGCGACGGGGAATATAACAGACGGAATCGCCAACGCGCGGGTATGGAGCTCTTCAATTCAGTGCGGCTCGATCGTGGATGTCTTTTCGGGGCTAGTATCTTATATAGATAGTTTTGGCTATAAGGCCCCAATGATATTCAAAGAAGGGGAGTTCGGATTTATCTCGCAAGGCGAATATAACCGCGTACAACTGGACGAAATGCAGGTATTGGCCAGTAGCCGAAATGGGCGCTTTTCATTGGCACATGACACGAACGTGTACTTTAGCTTTGCAAACGGCTTACAGCGTTGGTACAACCCCAACCTTGACAGCGTTGGCCCCAACCAGGACGAAGGTTTACCAGAAACACGAGCCGGGGCTATTCGCTGCGGGGCTGGCTATCCTGGGCGCTTCTTCATTGGAGTAGATGGGGATACTACCGGGTATTCTTCTGTACTATCATCCGGCGGCTGGCATGAAGAGTGGAGAGGCGCGTATGGACAAAGGGTACTATCTATCATGCCGCAGACCATACCGGGAGTATCTTTGGATCGTTTGTGGATTGCGGCGGGCGGGGATTTGCTCTGGGTGCCCATGCCCAGCGATACCCCTAACCCTCTAAATGACAGCAACATGCTCTATACGGCTGGCGGGTATCTGGAAACGTCCAGCTATTACACAGAACTGAAAACCGCCTTGAAGTACATTGCTTCTATCAAGTTCATATTCAAAGACATATTGACTGAACAGTATTCAGAAATACAATATTCTCTTGACGAGGGCACGACCTGGACAGACCTAGATAACGCCGCCAATCCTACCACCGACGATGACACCACTATCCTGTATAACCTTACCAATGTTGTATCAGGAACGCCCTACTATGGACTGAACGGGTACTCCCTGCGCTTGCGGATAAAGCTCTTTACAACCGACAAAACTAAAACGCCCGTGTTGAAAGCGCTGGTCGTTGAGGGGCTGGCAAGGATCGTAAACAAATACTCTTACACTGTCCCGTTTGTTTTGGAAGGGTCAGCGAACAAGCACCCGTTAGATTTACTCAACCAGGAAGAAGTGGACAGCAATAGCGTCCTTACTACCGCTGATGGAAAACTGGCAACCCTGATAGATTGGGCAGATGAAGGGCCGTTGTTCATGGAGTCCATGGATGCACGCTTTGATAATAAGATGGTTCTCTTACTGCCCTTCGTGGAAACGCTTGTAAAGCGAGACGACCAAAGCGGAGAGGTACAGTATATAGGCCAGTTGACATTACAAGATGCTTAAGAGATGCCTAAGATAAAAGCCTTTACTATCCCCCGAAGCGTCCTGCCTGCTGCGTTACGAGAAGTCAGGGCGGGCCCGAAAGCGGAGAACATTGACCCGAAAATGCCGCACTTCTCCGTAGAAGGATTGAGTATACAGGGTAAGGCGGTAGGGTCTGCGCTCGAATGGAATGTAGCTATAGGGCTGGATGAGTTCGAGTTGAATTATGAGTATCAGGTTCCTGTTTTCGGCGGACGGGTGAGCGGCGGGAGCGTAGTTGATTTCCTTGTACATTTACCCGTTCAGGGCGTTTTCATTTTTGCGCAGGGCGATTACTGGCATACGCGCGGGAACAAAGAGGACGAAGATGCTTTTCTGTTTGCCAGGATCGAGGCGGCCTACCATAAGAAAGTCGTGCAGATTTGGGAGCACGAAGCGCTTACCACCAGCATGACGGCGCAGGCCATAAAGGAGAAATTGAAACTATGAGCACAATCGTAATCAGGGAATTTTCGGGCGGGGCTGATGGCGTACCTATCAAGATCGTCGCTACGGCTACCGCAGGAACGGCCATTCATACCGCAACGGCGGAAACCGCAGACGGATCGTATGACAAGATTTGGTTGTGGGCGTATAACAGTCACACAGCCGACGTGCAGCTTACAATAGAATTCGGCGGGGCGACTGACCCGACTAACCATATTGTAAAAACAATCCCGTTCGAGCAGGGCTTATTTTTGGTAGTGCCTGGGTTGATATTGCAAAACTCAAAAACAGTGAAAGCGTTTGCGGCGGTTGCGAACGTTGTTGTAGTTAGTGGATATGTTGAGCGTGTGACAGATTAATGAATACTGAAACTCTGACAAAGCTGATTTACCAGATACAGGAAAGATTACGCGTACATTCTCACCCACCACAGGGCGAGCATGTACACCCGTTTCAAATTCACAATCATTCAGCGTCAGAGTTATTTTCCATTCAAAAAAGGACTTTGCTGGATTGGTTTGCGGAACGAGGGCATGTCCATGACTACGCCGGAACAGTACATACACACGCTTATCTAGCATCTAGTGCAGACTACGATGACATATCAGCCAACGACGCGGCCACGGACGTGACCGGCGCGGAATTGGAACAACTGACAGACGGGAGTGACACCACCCTGCATGACCACGACGGGATTAGCGAGAATACAGCCGCAAGACACACACAGGGAACAGATATAGCCTTAGGCGCACTGGGAACTAAGAACCCACCCATTGACGCAGACAAGGCAATTTACAGGGACAGTACGGCCAGTGACGCTTTAGTAACATCCACCTGGACACAAGTAAAAGCATTTCTGAAGACATATTTCGATACCATCTATGCAGCAACAGCCAAAGGCGTCACCAACGGCGACTCCCACGACCACGTAGGCGGCGATGGTGCGCAGATCAATCACACCGGTTTGTCCAACATCGGCACGAACACCCATGCACAAATCGACACACACCTGGCCGCGTCCGCGCCCCACAGCGGGCACGTAGACACCACCGGCGATGAGACCGTTGCCGGGATCAAAACCTTTTCTTCTTTTCCTGTTACCCCTTCCAGCGCGCCAACCACAGACTACCAGGTAGCAAATAAGAAGTACGTGGATGACAACATCGGCGGAGCAGGAAGCTTCCTGCTACCTTTCGGTATTTACGCAAACGTAGCCCCTTTCACGGGCACAGCATTCCCATACATGTACACCAACCGAAACTCTTTGACTATGCTGGAATGGAGCCAGCATTGGTATGTCGCCACAACTAATAACGCCAGCCACTACTGGACAATCGCACTCAGCAGATTGGATAGCGCCGGGAGCGCGTGGGAAACAATGAATTCCTTCACGACCGCAGCGGGCAGTCCAAACACGCATTACAGAAACGATGATGACGCCTGGATCATCGATACAGTCACAAGCGCGAATAAAGGCATTTTGGTTATCGTTACTAAAACAGGCAGTCCCGGCAGTTTATATATGGCTGGGCCGCACGTCTTGGTGGAATTTACATAAAAACGATGGGAAATGAATAGACTCCTCCGCTTTATTGTAACAGGTGCCTTGATGTTGTATAATCACATTGAGGAGAAAATGATAATAAACGATAAGAAGTATCCTGAGTTCAATGAACAAAAGGCTACTGAAGCAGCTTCATTGCTTCTTAGTATGCATGGGGGAAAAATGAGCCGCCTCAAAATAATAAAGTTGTTGTACATAGCAGATAGAAAAGCATTGGAGAATTGGGAGCGTCCAATTACATTTGATACATATTATTCCATGAAAGAAGGACAAGTACTAAGTGGGGTTTTAGATTTGATTAACGACAAAATCAAAGATCCACTATGGCGCAAACACATTGAGCAATCTGATGATGTTTCAATAAGACTTCATGGCAAGCCTGTGAAATTTCAGAAATTGTCAAGAGCAGAAGTTATATTATTGGAAGATGTATACAAGGAATTTGGACATTGGAATAGATTTGATTTGGGTGATTTTACGAAAAAGTTCCCAGAATATAAACCTACTACAACTAGAGAGAGAACATACATCGAGGAGATACTATCTTATATTTATGGGGAAGAAGATGCTGAAAGAATAAGACAAACATTAGAGGAAGAGGCTTACTTAGAGCTTGCTCTTGAGGGATAACGTTGTCAGCTCGTCCGCGCGCTGTGTTAGAAGGCTCATTTCTTGCAAAGCCCTCTCTGCCTCAAGGCACATCATATAGCACGTATTTTTGCCATGCTTATGACTGCGCCGATAATATCCGATGATTTGCTCAAGTGCATTTTTAGCAATTTCAAGTTCATCCATGGTGACGTTTCTTAATTGCAATAATGACTGGCATCCCGACCGCGAAAAACAAAAACACTGGAATGCCGCATATCTGACCCAACAATTCAACCGTTTGCCATTGCATACGACCCGTTATGAGCAAATACGCAATCAGGAAAAACGGAGCCATGAGAGCACAGTAACCAACAAAGAGCCAGCCCTGGCCCTGATGGTACATAGCACCCCCAAAGCTAGCGGGGTCTTGCGACTGCGTTGGTTTCCAATCGGCATTCTCGATTTTATCTCCGCGCTCCAGATGGGCTTCGTATATTTTGCCATCATTGCTTTGGATAATGACCTGACGTGTTCCACGCCCTAGTGCATTTTGAGCAATAATTTTTGTCACAATTACCTACTCTCTTGGCGGATTAATAACATTTCTTGCCACAGTGACGACACACACCGCCAATAAATACGTGATTATGCTCATGCTTCCGCTGCACGTTTTGTTGGGCAGACAGATTATTAGCTAACGGACTTTGTATCCGTGGCAGGACACCACCACAATGCGGACATTTATTTTCTTCTTCCACCCACCTTGTCCACTGAGCGCGTAACTCTCTCATAAAATCATACGTCATGCTTCTATCCTTTCGGGGTCTGCCCAATGCGCAAGCGTCAACTGAACACCCAATTTACGCATCAATGCGTTTAGCATTTCTTCCTCGGAATATGAAAACACATGCTCTGGGAATACAATATCCTCAATCAGCTTCACCATTGCGCGAACCCGTTGATCGTTAGATGGGCGATAGCAACCTTCGGCTACTAATTTCATTTCATCATAAGTTAGCATCCTAGACTTTCAACTCTTTCTCTGGCACGAAGCCAGCTAATGGCGCGAGCATAACTCTGCATTGTATGCTCGCCCCATTAGGCCGAGGGAGGGGGGCGGCGTTCGTTGCCCCTGGCCGCACGCGGTCGAACGAACTTGCGTTACTTGCGGGTGAAACATAACGGGGAATACCGATATAACGGTCACGCTTCACCCGTCAAGTGCACGCGTAGTTGGGCTGCTGCGCTCTCAACAATCTTACGCACGCCAGCAACAACAGGCGGCCCACCTTCGCAAACTTCAATCGAAAGCATATCGTCATCGCGTTCACACGTCATACTGACAAGGCCAGTAGTGAGAACTTCAATATCAAAATGACAACCTGCTTCAATAAGTGCATGTGCTTTCTTTTCGACATCTTCTGGCATATCAATCGTAACTAGATTGCACCTACCATTTGGGAGAAGATATTGTGTGAATGGGATACTCATTATTCTTTACCTTTCCGGGCCACCTACAGCAGCCCAACGGTTTGCGTTAGGCAGCTCATCTTCTTGCAAGAGCTTTGTGCCTTCAACCGACAAAACCTTACGGCCACCGGGATACGCACGAAACAACCAACCTGGACGAAAAGAAGCAGTAACATCCCACGTGGTAGGGGCATCGTACACGAAAAACTGCACTCCTGTTTCACCTGCTTTTATTGCTGCTTTTGCACATGCTTCTTTGAAACTCATTTCATCTCTCCGTTGGACAGCTTCATTGCGTTGTTCGGCGGCGGGTGGATTACTGCTCTCCTTCAAAATCGGAATAAGCTTCGGGCGGGAACAACTCATTTTCAACGGTATGATTCCCGCCGTCTGGTTCACGCTGTGTTAGACCCCGTGCCTATTTTGCAACACGGATACTGACTGATGGCTCACCTTCTTTTCGGAACGTAAGCAATTCAGGATGAGCGGTTGCGTAACCATCGAGAGATTTTGTATCCCACGATACGCGACCTTTTGCAAAGACCGCATGAAACACAGAGCCTTTGACGCTTGCGCCATGCTCGATAATAGCCTGTTTTATTTCGGCTTCGAGTACGGAGATGTTTTCGTTTACCGCTTCGGTCTTACCTGCAAACTCGGCTTCTATTTCAGCCATCCGCGCCTTGATTTCGGCGGTATAAATTTCATCGAGCAGACGTTGTTTTTCAAGCATAGCAACATCGCGCTCGGATTGAAACTCTGCCAACTGGTCTAACTTCTGTTTGATTTCGTTTTCATTCATTGGATAACCTTTCCTTTTAGGGGTGAGATAATTTTACAAGAAGGGGTCTAACGGTTTGCGTCAGCGGCGGGGTAATTTACACTCCGAACAAATGTCGCCAGTTAGAAGATAGGGTAATTCAGGCTTACATGCACAGCCCGTTACCCCGTCCGCTGCACGCTTTGTTGGGCGGCCTTCATATTTGGCAATAACTATGTTTGCCTTGTTGATAAAGTGCCATGTGCGACTGCCTGGCTCTACATCACCAAACATGCTTAGAACATCTTTTAGCGATTGATAAAGTTCTTCTTCCATAATCACCTTCTTTGAGCAGTCCGCCCAATGGCGCAAGCATGAGCGGACTTGGGCGAGTACGCGCTTGCTAATCGGATAAATGTTTTTAGACATCGGTATAAATTTCTTTGATGGAGCTTGCCCAAGTTCCGCTCCATGCAGTAGTTAGGCGGCCTTCGGGCAAGGCTCTTTCTCTTGGAATTCACCACACCAATCATACGATTTAACTTCAGGCCACATTTTTTCCTCATAGCCTGTACCTACACCCGATATATGACGAGGGGCATAACGCCTGCAATGGCCCCATTTGTTTATATCCTCAAAAAATTTGCAATTTTCACATTTACGATCCATCTTTTCTTCCATTTCTAGTAGCCTAGCTACTGCATTTGTGCTTGCGCCATTAGGCGGGCAAGGGTGGGCGGTTGTTGCCCATCCGCGGGCCGCCTAACGGCACGAGCATAACCCGCTCAGCCGTTCATGAAGGGCGGGGGGCATCGCACTCTACACACGTATCGAATGAGCCACTATTAGCGCACCCGCAATTTTCACACGTAAACCCGCCCTGAATGGCTGTGACGGGTTCATGCAGAGTTAGACCGCGCGTGTCTAGGAAGATGGCAAATTCCTTTATAGCATCCATTTGCGACGCTGACAATTTACGACTGTTTTTGGTTGCATATAAGATAGCCAGTAATTCATATTCCATTTGCAACACCTTTCTTTTAGAGTAAGCGGTCTGACTCTGCATTAGTGCTCGCGCCGTTAGACCGAGGGAGGGGGCCAGCGTTCGTTGCTGGTCGCCGAGCGCGGTCTAACGGTTTGCGTAACCTGCAAGGGGCGGGCTACGATAATGCTCCCTGAGCGGTATCCGCTTCGGGGCTGATAAAACTCGATTGACGGGGAGAATCCCCCTTGTCAGGTTCACGCTGTGTTAGGCCGCCTTTTTCTAGCAAGACAGGTTGAAGGGCGGCGTTTTCAATGCGCTCTTTAGCTATTTCAAAATACTCATTTTCTTTTTCAATACCGATAAAATATCTTTCTGTTTGCATACATGCTATGCCGGTTGTACCACTTCCCATAAAGGGGTCAAGAACTTTTTGAATGTCTGGCCGCATGGTAACAAGATGAGTTGCAACCTCAACGGGTTTTCCGGTTTGATGATATTTTTCAATTCCATTTATGCGAGCATAAATAATACCATCTGCACAAATACCAGGTGCTTTGTGGCCTGTTAGCAATGGGCCATTTGAAGCCATTACTAAATATTCCACATTTGCCCTAAACCAACCCTTGCGCGGGCGTTGATCTTTTCCTTTGTACCATGGAACTATTCCGCGAAATACCCACCCAGCAATCTGAACGGCATCAATCATGCTGGCTATGTTTCGCCAATCAATAAACGTTGCAAAAATACCACCTTCCCTGGTTACTCTTAGACTTTCAGACATCCACATATAGCACCACTTTTCAAAACTTCTTTGGTCTCTATTGTCTCCTGAAAATGTTGCATAACTACGATTTGTTTCTGCTGTATGTTGATACTTTTTATCCGTTGTTTGTGTGCGGTCTGCTCGGTATGCACCGCCGCTTGAGTATGGAGGATCAGTGATAATTGCATCTATACTGCCGCCCTTCAACCGGGGCAACACATTGAGACAATCACCGAAATGCAAATCAAATTTATTCATAAGTAAGCGGCCTAACGGCACCCAGCGTCACCCGCCATTGGGAGGGTCGTATTCAATAAAGCCATATTTAGGACGACCCCATTCGGATCGCCATTCAAGAGCGTGGACGCCAACAAATTGAACGTACACCCCGTTTTTTAGCTCCTCAACCAGTTCATACAGTGGATAATCTGGCAATTCCACTGAGACCCCCCTATGGACGGGTGCACGCAGAGTTGGACGGACTGCATTATGTTCATCAAGAACTTTCCGAATGATACCTATCGAAGCGTTACCCACTCCCGCCCCCTTATCTTTGAGAGCAAGGTAGATGAGATTTGCGAGATCATGATTATTTGCCATCTTTTTATCCTTTCAAGAAGTCCAGCTCTGCGTTGGGTCGCTGGGTGCCGTTGGACGGCAAGGCGGGGTTGCTACCCGCCGCAGTTCCGCCTAATGGGGCGAGCATAAGCTGCCAACGGAGTACGGGGCGGGCTTAGGAAAAAAACCTGTCACGGAATGCGTGAGGGTTCTGCTGCTTGTTGCAATACAAACATTTTCCAGAAACCTTGTCAAAATAGCCATACTTATCACCCGTACATTCACAAAAAGCAGAACCCGAATAGCCTGTAGAATCTTCGGAAACGGGATTATCCCCGTACCGTTGGACAGCTTCATGCAGAGTTAGCCCGCGCATGTCTAACCAGACTCCATCATTTTCAAGCACACCTTCTTCCCACCCTATCCGTTGAAGAGCGGCGTTTATCAGGTAAATCGCTTGCTTTAGGCCAGCAATAAACCCTTTACGAAATTCTTCTGGCATAGCGCCATCATTATTTTCACACCATTTTATTTCGGCTTCAAGAATATCAGTGAACATCTTTTTCCTTTCACGAAGGGCTAGCTCTGCATTAGTGCTTGCCCCATTAGCCCGCCAAGGACACCCGTTCGTTGGGTGGCCGCAGCGCGGGCTAACGGGCAGAGCGTCAGCGGACAGATGGGGCGGGTTGAGAATCCGTCTCTTTACCAGACCAGCGAAGCCGCTCCCCGCACTCAGGACAATACTTATAGTTTCCATGCCACGCTAACAGGGCATTGTGTGTGTAATAGGGACAGGCGGCTTCGCTCTTTTCGCCTGGATTCTGTTTAGGGTCAGTATCCTGCCCCATCTGTTCCGACTGCACGCCTTGTTGGGCGGCTTCAAAATTTACGAGGCACATCATCAGGTTTTTCAATTCCTTTTTTGCATGCTCATAAACTTCATGGCTTCCGCCACTATATCTATATTCGCGCAAAACTACAACTAATGCGCCTGTTGGGTAATCACCTTTTGCCATATAGTACCTTTCCGAGCCCGTCCTGCCCAGCCAAGTAGAGCAGGACGGGCGTTGAGGGGTTAGAATTCGAGAGCGGCGATAGCTGCCTTGAAATCCATGTTGTGTTCTTTCAACAACTCCTGACCGGCTTTCTGGTCATATCCAAGAGCGCGGGCGCTTGACCAAAATTCTTGGATAAGAGCATCCTTGCTGTTTTCGTTTTTGACTCGGATGCCAAGAACAGTTTTGCCCTGGAATTCGACATCTTTGACGGTCAAAGTAACTTGCTTACCAATCCATTGATCGGTATCTTCCTGGCCGTGCATTTCTGCAATTGCGTTCTTGTTGGTAACGTTCAAAACCAATTGCTTGCCCTCTTCAAAGTAAACAATAGGCTTTGTGTCTTTGTCGCCCTCATCCCGGTCGAAAGTTTTCATTTCAACTTTCAGGATGGTGAGTGTCATTTCGCCGCCTGCGTCTAAAATATCCTGTGATTTGAGCAGGTCGCTGGGGAACATTTCTGAGAGTTTCATTTTATATCCTTTTCTGGTTAGAGTTTGAGTTCGAGTTTGAGTTCGAGTAAGTTAGAGTTAGTTATCTTGTCTGGTGTCTCCTTGCCGCTATCTAAGGCCAGCGGTAGCCCTATCCGCACCAATCATATTGCTCTTTGACTTCGTGGCGTTCTTCCCATTTGTCGGGTCGTAGAGTATATTTGCGCTCACGAATTTCGACAGTTTTGTTACATTGTGGGCAATAATAAATAGTAATGTAATACCAATATTTTTGCATCACAGCCCTATTAATACAATCCCGGATCGTCGTGCCAGCATTGAAATTCATCGTCTTGCAACCCTCGGTCTGTAAGTGGCGGGCGGATCGTTCTATACCCGTGAGGCGTTAGATAATCACCATTTGCCGCAATCCAGCGCGCCTTCCAGTCTTGCCATTCCTGTTTCCGCTTTTCGCGCCAGTCTGGTTCGGGGAATTCCATATAAGCCAGAGCCACCGCCTTCCCCAGCCGGTCGGGGTCGTCTGCAATCCGATACGTATCGGGCGGGCAGTCTGCTACAGCCATGACCAACAAAAAGCCGTCAATATCAACACCAGCGCGTTCGTCCCGCTCTAGTGTTTCAATTGCGCCCTCCAGCCAGATAATCCGCGCTTCAATCAGCGGTAGCAGTTTGCCCGTTGTTTGCTCCGGTCGTTCGTCGTACCACGTTTCCCAATCCGGATCGAGTTCCTTCAGACGAGCGAGCGCGGTACACCATTGTTCTACAAAACTTGTCTGAGCGTAAATACCACTGCCAAGTTCGGGATCGTTCATTCGGTCGTATTGATTTATTGTTGACATTTCAGCCTTCTTCCAAAACTTCTTGAAAATCCAGCACCATTTCGGTGTTTGCGATCACCGTCCGCGCTTCATCTAACGCCAGCGCCAACCCGTATTGCTGGTCATTGTCTATAGCGGCTACTAGAAACTTTAGTGCGTGGAACAAATCTTTGTTCAGATTGATTTCCATACTATCATTTTACGCTATTCGTTGTCATAAAATCAAGGTGACATTCGTCTTAATTTCGCTGGCATCAAAATCATTTAGCGCATGCGCAATGATAGAGTAGATTTTCCTTTCGCGCTCTGTCCAGTCTGCCTGTTCGACCAACAAGCCTTCGATTTCAATAAGCGCATCATACAGCCAGTCTATTCGTTCATCTGTGGTCATCTTACTGCAATGCCGTGTAGTTTTTGGCAACACTGACATTCGTAATATTCTTTTGTTTCATCTTCGTACTTGAATAGATGTTCCGTTCTGTCCCAGCAGTTCGGACAGTACGTCCATATTCTGTACTCTGTGGCGGTGGCGTGAAATAGAGCGGGGCTTCCTGTTTTATATTCTGCTTGAGTTTCCATTATCTCTCCAAAAGTGTAGTACATTGAAAGCCTATTTTATTTTTAGGCCGGATAAGCTGGATTGGTGAATGTCCCATATCGCCATCCCTTTGTTTGGCTGGTAGTAGTTTATACATCAATGGTTTGTCTGGCTCTTCGACCAGGAAGAAAACATTATCGGCGCTAAAGGCAACCTCAGCAGGACCGGACATATCCGCCAAGTGCGGGATGAGCGACTTCATCCCTTCTTTGTTCATCGACTGGACAGTTAGGCCAGCAACGTCAAACTCCCTGCATATCTGCCTGAACCGTGTAGCCTTTGCGCTTGTGTTCTCATTCGAGTTGTCACCGTCCTTGTCTGTGAGCAAATTCAAATAATCCAGTGCAACAAATTCAATCCCTTTTTGCGCTTTCATCCTGGCAACGTCCGCCCGTATCTTCATTGTATCCATGACCGGGTTGTCACAGATATAAATCGGCAAGGTTGCCAAGATTTCTATACCATTTGTAAGCATCGGCCAATATTCTTCACGCATGTTTCCTGATAGCATGGCACGGGAAGGGACACCCGTCAACATAAACATAAGGCGAGAAATAAGACGGGGCTGCAAGTCCATTTCCAATTCATAGATAGCTACCGAGCAATCCTTCTGAGCCGCGTGCAAAGCAATCTGTAACATTAATGTAGTTTTTCCCACTCCTGGCGCGCCTACTAGCATGGTAGTTTGTTGTTTGTGCAATCCGCCTGTACGTTTATTAAGATCAGGGAGTCCAGTATCTATTCCCCATACATCTTTCGGGTTCATGGCTCGTTTTTCTACCAGATCCATAAATTCAGGAAGGCTATCGGCTAAAGGCGTTGCGCCCTTGCCATTATCGGAATTCTTGGTAAGTAAATCAATAGCCTTTGCCCTGTCCACTCCGCCATTGAAAGCGCCCTCTGCAATCATATTGGCTATTTTTATATCGTTGCGCCTTGACGCCTTGTCCCTGACAATATCGGCATAATGCGAGGCATTTAGAGATGTGGGGGATTGGTTTATCAGGGCTGTGAGATAGGCAGGTCCGCCCAATTCTGTAAGCCGGTCATGCTTATTCAATTCTTCGGATAGCGTAACTAAGTCAAATGTAATCCCCCGGCGGTCCAGTTCTTGCATGGCTGCAAAAATCCATTGATGACGAACGATGTAAAAATACTCCGGCTTTAGCGCTATCGTTGGCATGAGTTCTGGCGCGATAATCAACGATCCGAGCAACGCTTCCTCTGCTTCTCTGCTGCGCGGTATTTCTGTCACTTGTATCCTGCCTTTGCGAGCTGTTCATCATAGGATAGTGTTTGGGTGAACGCTTGCGGCCATAGCATCATCATTCTTTTCTCTGACCAGTATGTAGGTTCTCCCCCGTTCTCTAGCCAGTAAGTACAAAACGTTTCTATATCTTCCCCGTGCTTAGATTTATTATAAGCGAACTCTGCGAACTCCTCGGATGGGTTTATGTTCAATTTCTTCTTTATGGTATCTGTAATGGTTTCCAAGGTTGCCGCCCGCTTTGCTCCTTTGAACATGGCATTTGTCAATCGTTCCCGAACTGTAACGGGACTTTCATTATCTTCATAAACTGAGCGAACATATTTCATAACTGCGTCAACAAGATAAAATTCGAAGCCTGCTGGAATAGGTTCCCCATAACTATTATACACATCTTGAATAAATAGTCTTAATTGTCTTGAATTAGTTGTTTTAGTCATTTAAGCTCCTGGGTTAAAAGGATTAACCCTCAAGGGTGAGAAAATTTTTTTTCTTCCTTGCGTTGGGTATCGGCGACTCTCTGCTTTCGCATTCCCGGTTAGGGAGAAAGTCGGCTACTTGCCACATTTCCAGTCTACCCGGTTAGGGTTTCGCCCTGGTCCCCTCCCGTTCTCCGCTTTGTCGGGGGATGGCCTTGCGGCCTGGTCTGGGTTTCGCCGGTCGTGAACTTATCGTAACGGTTGGGACGGTTTCCCGGTTGTCATCTATTTAGGATCATCACCCGTCCGCGTCTGTGATAATCCGTTGTAAAAATAAAAAACTCCTCTATTTTCGGTCGTCCTGCGTCTGTGGCAAGTACCTGCAAGGTATGGTAAAAGACACAGAACGCCCAAAAAGAGGGGAGTTTATCCTTGCATTTCCACCTGCCACAGTGGTTTGCGCTTTCGCGCCAAGTTGTTGTATCTATTTATACACCCGGACTCCTGTCCTTGTCAAGTGCGCAAATACTAACGGGTGACATAACATTTTGCACAGCCGCCAGCGGCACCGGCGGAGTGGCTAATCATCTTCCGCGTGGGTTGGTGGTAAGTAGTTCCAGGTGTGTTCTACTTCTTCAACGGCTTGTTTTAACGGGCGCTCACTGCTTGTTCCAACACGCTGGACTCCATCTCTCCAATGAGCAAAGGCGGTCAACCCATCGATAAATCCGCGTTTGTATTCTTTCTGTTTTTGTTCGATTATTTCTTGTTCATTCATCGTTGTCCTTCTCCTTCTCGTCAATAGCGGTTTCGACAATTTCCGCAAGTTCTACGGTGTCGGCTTCTTCGACAAACACCAACCAACCATACAGTGTGTATTGTTGTTTGCATTTTAAGTGGCTATTCCTTTGGAGTAAAACCGTCGCAGTTTTCAAGCCAAACTGGATCGAAATTGACAGGCCAAGCAAACCAGCCTTTACGGATACCGTGCGGGTTTCCTTTTATATTCAACGTATTATCCATGTCAATAATTGCTCCGCCCATAATTCCAGCCAACACCGCAAGTGGATTGGAGTGAATGGTCTGGGCTTCGGGATGATGGCAAGAACTGTGACAACTTCCTGGAACGGTTCCCCTGTGTGAACAACTATAGCAATCTGGTTTTTCCATCGTTTCCTTCTTTCTGGTGTCAATTACATTCGAGACAATTGACATTTTTTGTGTATTAACCTAATCGGTGGCGGCTCTGGATCAACGTCGTCTGGTTTTTCCAGCCGGTCGGCGGCTTCATTCGCTAGAACTTCAGCGCTGGCGTGTTTCGGGTATTTTTCGGCCAGTTCTTTGCCAATCTTGCGTAGGTGTTTCGCGGCTTCCTCTTTGTCTGTCATTCCAGCACCAACTCAATCTCTTTGACCTGTGCGAGCGGGTTTTGTGGATCATTCGCCAACATCTCAATAGCTTCATCGCTATTGTTGGCCCAAACTGTACGGGTAACTAGCTGATCGCCCGCGTCCCAATAGATAACGATATATTTTTTCATGCTGTCACCAACCAAAACCCAAAAGGGACGGGATAGATAGCGCCTGTGAGGCCGTGGTTTTTGAACCATGCTTGCGCCTGCTCTAACGTTCCGGCGATAGACCAGTGACACTCATACCAACTGGTCGCTTTTGTTTCTTGTAAGAATTCTCTGACTGTCATGCTTCCCTTTCGCACTCGCTACAATAATTAGTCCCCTCGTCTGATGACACAATGGCGCTTCTTGGATGACCGCAGAGCATCTCGGCCCTCTCATCGCGCAAGAAATCCAAGATTGCCAGCTTCATTTCTCGCAAAGCAGCCTCTTTTCTTACGCCACGAGAATTTCTTGCCAGACCCGCAAAATGTTCAATTCGTTTCAATGATGTCATAATTGCCTTTCTCGTTTGTCTCTTCGCCCCGCCCGCCGGGTATTGTGCCCTACGGGCGGGGGTCTAGAGGAGAAGTCACGGGCGGATCGTGCGGGGGCTTCTCGTTGACGCGCTCACGATAAGTGCGTAATCGCCGTAGCAATTTCGAAGCCTTCTTTGCCGCCGCCCGTGCAATTAGTATTATACACAGAAAGATTAAAGAAATATGAGAATCGGATTAGAAAACACTCATCTGATTTTAATGTTCTCTTAATGTTGGCGTGTATAATTTTAGGTATGAACCGTGTCGAAAATATTTATTTGGATAAGTTGGCAGATGGTCATTATGACTTGGTGCTTATCCGCGAAAGTGGGGAGAAGATTGTGTTGGCCTGTTACGAAGATCGGCCATTACTTTTGAAGGAATTCAAGACAGATGAAAAAGAAAGCGCAGGCGTGGAATGAAAGACGACTTAGGTTATTTCAAATGTGACATTTGCCAGACGTGTGCGGGGGCGTTCAATCCTGAAACCGGGAACCATGTAATGTGTGAGCGCATTGCCGAGCTTGAAGCGGCGCTCAACGATGCCGCGCAACGAGCACACGCACACGCGCAATACCTAGGAAAAAAATACCATACGGGCTTTAGTTTTCGGGAATGTACAAATGAGTGCTGTCAAAACTGTGCTGAACTATTGAAAGGCGGACAGGATGACAACGGCGCATGAAAGACAATTGTTAGAGCTGAACCTGAAATACTCGCGCTTGATAGATCGTGGGGGAACGTATAGCGAATGGATGGAATTGAAGCATCAGTATAGGGCTATTGGTCATGTGACCAATGCTCAGGAGTGTCACATGAAGGCAAGGAAGGCTAAAAATGACACACGTACTACACGGTGATGGCGAAGTAAAAGCGGTTATTGATGTTTGGCCGTGCGTGGCCGGGGGAAAGCCAATGTATCGCGCAACGGTGATCGTGATGGGGCAGAGGAGGGAGACGGGAGTGTATGTTACCCAGTATGAAGCGCGGCGGGCTGGGATTGCCGAGGCGTTGCGAATGGGAGCAAAGGTGGTGAAATAATGGGTAACTTTCTTTTTAGGCTCACTGTTTTTCTGTTCATGCTTTCCCTTGTGCTGTATAAGGTTGTTCCTGAATGGAACTGGACTCTCAAGGTATTTGGCGCGTTCTGTGTTGTTTTCGCGGTAGATTTGCTCTGTCTATTTGTCGGGGTGCGTGAACCAGAGGATCAGGGCCGTACAGTTGTTACATACTATCCAGGTCAAACGCAGGCTGGAATTTCAGGCGCTCCGTTGTCAGAAAAGGCTGGGCATTGGGCGCAACACATACTGGAAAAAAGCAAGGCCAACGTTACGCCTGGTGAGGTTTGGGCAAAGACAGAGGTTATTTTCCAGAATGGACAGGTCGTGGATGTACAAGATGAATATATGGCGTGTGATAAATTTTATGACAAATTCAAAATGAAACTTGTGCCTAGACGCCCTGCCAGTCAAGATGTGCGTGATTTTCTGAACGGGCCAGACTACGAAAAACGCAGCCGTCAAGAAAGGTGGAAGAGATGAGGTGAACTATGAACAAATGGCAACGGCTTAGGATTGTATTAGCGTATAATAGTAGGATAGCGGGCCTGCCATGTGTAGGAATACTGTAACGGGGTCGCCAAAGCGGCCCCAGTTAGAGAAAGAAGGAACTGTGAACCACTCCCCCACCGTGTTTATCCCCCTCTTACTGGCTAAAATAGCTCCCCAACACGCAATTTTGCGTTTTTTGGCAGAACCGGACAAGGATTTAGTTGTTTTGTTCGTTCTGCTGGGGGTAATCGTTATTTTGGCCATCGTCGTGATTGTATTGGGTTTCGATCACAATAATGGTAAATAATTGTGTCACAATACAATCCAAGCGTGGGACATGCAATAGGAGTTTTGATACTGGGGATTATTTTAGGTGTTATTGGTGTAATTTGGGAAAAGGCGAGTAGCGTTTTTACTGTTGCCTGGATTGTCTGTGTTGTAATCATTGCTGTTATTTTGATTATGCTTGCCTGGAAGAGTGCCGAGAATTTTTGGTGGATTGTTGGCGGTGCTGCTGAAAAACTAGATAAAATGCAGGCAGACCGTTTTGAGTGCCTGGGTATTTCTCTTCCGAAAATCCGTGTCAAATGGACTGGATCACGAGCAATACAATATTATGACGATACCGATGTCCCGCTTGTTTACTTTATTAGATTTATGCACGGTTCGGATAAAAAACAGGTGTTCCCAATCAGGAATTGTCGAAACGATTGGCTGCCTGAATGGTCGTGGGAACAGATCAGGAAGAATTTAGAGGCGCATGGATTTGTAATAAAAGACAGCGCCGCCGGTTCTCATTCGTGGTTGTGGCGCAATGATGCTGCTCATGAAAAATGCTGGAAACATTTTGAGGAGTTTTTACACACCAGAACGCTGCAAGAATTGGAGTGACGACTATGAAAATTTCACTTTTGAGAGCCAGTCGCTTGGCCAAAGTGGCATTGCTAAAAGCAGAGAGGCGACGCGCAAAAGAACGAATGTTGGTTGCGGCCCAGGCGGACGGCGTTGTCGAGAATCACTATAGAGAATCTCCAAACGCTGTCATGAAGCGGCAGATAACGTAAACGGCGATGATACCGATTGAAATAGTTGTTAGAGTTTTCGGAATTGCCGCCCTCATTCTGGTGCTGTGGATGGTTGCGCTGATAATCGACAAGAGGCGCGGATGAGTTCTCGGCCGCAATCTAGGGATGCGCGTCACAAGTGTGACATTATCAAGGCCCAATTAAATGAGCTACATGATACATACGGGCTGTCTTGGCGTAAAATTGCCAAAATGGGCGAATACAAAGGGATAAAGCCGGGTACGCTTTGGGCGATTGCGAAAGGCGAACGTGAGATACCGGATAAATTCAAAGCGCGGTTTGGGATACCCTACGAGGCCCCGGCTCCAGTGTGTTTGGTACACGGCGTTGTCCATTGTTATGACTGTCAGTCTCAAGTTGTGACGAAACGGAAACGCAAGCCGCGCGTATATAGAAGTTTGTTTGACTGGCCGGTCAAGGAACTGGCGCGAGCGCTAGAAAACAGGGAAGTATTACAGGAGGCGAGCAAATGACCTGGAAAATTAAGATGTGGTTTCTCGGTCTCATCAAGGGTTGGTTGCCGTTGACATCCTATACGCGCGGCCCGGAATGGATAAACACGCCTACTAGCAAGCGGGTGGATTATGTATTTCGGCTGGGAGACGATTGCCGGAAAATAGTCTTTAAACCGCCGTTAAAAGGTGAGTAAGTTGTGGTAAAATAAAGCCGCTTAGGGATCAGACATCGAGGATAAAAAGCGACTACTGAGACTGAGCCCTAAGCAAGCCCTTGATTTCTCGGCAGTCGCTTTTTATTTTGGAGAATTGTGGAAGAAGAAAATAAGGCTCTCGTAGAGATTAGCGCGGCAGAACAGGCGCTTGAGCGGGCGGACAATATTCACGAAATGGTATCTTTGCGTGATAGGGCGGCTGCTTTTCAATTGTTCGCAAACGCTCAGGGCTTCAAAGATGCGGCGCAAAAGGCTAAGATATTCCAGCTAAAGGCAGAGCGCAGGGCGGGGGCGTGGCTGGAAAGAAATGTAGATCATCGCGGCGCAGTTGCTGGCAACGAGTTGCAAGATGCGACTCGTTTGCCAGATGGAATAAATAGATATGAAAGTTCCCGCTGGCAATTAGAGGCGGCCTTGCCAGAAGAGCGTTTTCTCGAATGGGTGGATGAATGCCTGTCAACTGAAAGAGAAATAAGCGCGTCGGGTTTGCGTGGTCTTGCCAAAAATCATTTACGCAAGAAAGAACGAAATGGAATTGCAGCGCTTGGCAAAGACCTACAGCCGACAGAACGATGGAACGTTTACCATGCGGACATGCAAGCGTGGAAAGCGCCTCGACAATACAATTTCATTATCACAGACGCGCCTTACAAATACGAATATTTATATCTTTATCCAATCTTGGCAAAGCGGGCGGCTAATGAATGGCTGAAAGATGGCGGGCTTTTGATTGCTATGTGTGGACAAGCATACTTAAATCAGATTTATGCTATGTTCGATAGGCACTTGAAATATTGGTGGACAGGCGCATACCTTACGCCAGGCGGACAGTCAGCACAAGTGTTCCCAAGAAAAGCTATGCCATATTGGAAGCCACTACTTATTTATGCTAAAGGCGAGTATGATGGGAAATGGTTTGGAGATGTTTGCAAGTCTGATGTAAATGACAACGACAAAAGCGGCCATGACTGGGGGCAATCTGTAAGCGGAATGACAGATATTATCAGGCGGTTTGCTAATGAAGGTGATTATATTTTAGATCCATTTTGTGGCGCAGGCTCTACGGGTGTAGCTGCGCTTGAGTTGGGTTGTCTTTTTGATGGTGTTGAAATCGACATTGACAATGTGAATATTTCAAAGGCGAGATTGAATGATGTCAAATAAAGTGGCCGAGGAACGGACGGGCTGGCGCGATCAAAGACTAAGCGCAAGGCATAGAAGGTGGGGTTGGGATTGTCCTGGGTTTGATATTGATTGGCTATTTGTTGAATATGATAATTGCAAAGCTACTGCGCTGGTGGAATACAAGCATGAATATGCAAAACCACAAACGCCAACTACTGCAACCTATAAGGCGCTTATAGATTTGGGTGATCGTGCGGGCATTCCTGTATTTGCTGTTCGGTATGCTGATAATTTTTCGTGGTGGCGCGTTGTTTCATTGAATGATTATGCTCGCAAGTTTGTTCCCAAGAAAATTGAGATAACAGAAATAGAGTGGGTAAGACTTCTTTACAAGGTACGCGGACGCGAATTACCCGAAGATTTTTTTATTGATGCGGAGTTAGAGATATGAATGAGATAGAAAGTTGATCGATGAGTGAAACCAGTGTGATATACGTAATCTGGCCATTCATGACGGCGGAAGAGATTGCCGCCTTTGCGTTTCGCGAGGGCGTGGAAATGCGGATTGAGTTAGATGACAGCGAAGCCGAAGACGACTGAACTAATCCGGTATCCATTTCCTGACATGCGCCTATCGCCAAACTCGCGCAAGGATCACAGGCGCCTGACAAACGAGAGACAATACGCGCGGCAAGTTGGTTATTACATCACCCTGGATAGCAAGTTGGGATTTAGCGGAGAGAAGCCGCTCGAATTGTATATGTTGATATGTCCGCCAGATAGGCGCAGGCGCGATGATGATAACATCGAGGCCGCCTTCAAGAGCACACGCGATGGGATATTCAAGGCGCTAGGGCTGGATGACAACTTGATACGCCGGACAGTCCGGGAGGTTGGGGACGTTGAGGAAGGCGGCGCGGTGTACATTAGCTTGAAAGAACTTGATACCGCCGGATGGTATCTTGAAGTTTTGTAGTATAATTTTTGAAAAAGGAGTAATAATGCCAAGTACCACAATTCAGTATTTTGAATACGACCACCTTCCCGAAAATTTGCAAGAAGTTGCTAAACCATTATGTGACCTTGCATATTTAATGGAGGCGGCGCTTCCCGATGGCCCTGAAAAATCAGCGGGGATGCGTAAATTGCTAGAGGCAAAAGATTGCTTTGTTCGTTCTATGTTAGAAGGAGATAAAAAATGAAAGCATGGTATGAAAGTAAAACTGTATGGTTCGCGGTTTTGTTCGGGCTTGTGAGTGTGGCCGGTTTGTTCGGTTACGCTGATTACACCCCGGACAGCAACGTGACCGAGATCGTCAACGTTGTTGTGTCTGTAATTGTCCTTGTCTTGCGGCTCGTTACCAGCACGAAGGTGAGCCTGCGCAAGGGATAAACGTTTCCTCCTCCTTTCTATGCCGGGGGTAGCGGCGAACTACCCCCGGCGAAATAATATAATGCCCGCCACCAATACCGGGACATTAACATAAGGGTTGTCTATTATGGCAAACGGTGACATCTCGGTATCATCCAAAGACTTCAAAGACTTTGAAAAAAAGACGGACGATCACTTCAATGCTTTGCAGCAGTCTATTGATACTATAAAATTATCAATGGCTGAACGGAGGCATAAGGATAAGGTTGTTGAAAACAACGAGCGGGCAGTGGACGACCACGAAAAGAGAATAAGCAGGCTGGAGGATAGGGTAAAACTTATCCTCGTTATTTTAGGTGGGATATTGATGCCGTTGCTATCTGCAATTGGATACGGCATAATCAGACTATTACAAACGGCGGGGGGCTAATGAGAAACGGCGCTCGAATTTACCTTATCATTTTAGGACTTATTGCGGTTGCTGTAACGATAGCAATCATCGTAAATTTGCCATAATGAGTACAATCCCAAAAGGATAAAATCAAATGAATAGAGACACGCTGGTGGTCACACTATCGGACATGCACAGCGGGAGCAATTTCGCGCTGTTTCCTGACAGATTTGTCGAATTTGCGGAGTCTAAACAAGTCCATGCGCCGAAGGGAGCGCAGTTGAGAATTTGGAAACACTTTGAATATTGCGCCAGGGAGGTATTGAAGGCGCGAAAAGATAAGCGGCTAATCATTGTCATCAATGGGGATGCAATCGAAGGAAATCGCTATGGGCTATCTACTGTCTGCACTTTGCTCGAAAAGGAACAAATAGACATCCACACTGAATTGATGACATGGTTCAAACGGGCGGTGGATTATCGGCGCGGGGATTTGTTGTATTACACACTTGGGACAGAAGTTCACACAAATTCCGGGGAGGATGTGATAGGCGAAAAAATGGGGGCGGTCCAGGCGGATGATAATCTTTATGCGTTCAACGAATTGAAATTGACAATCAATGATAGGCGTATATGGTGGGTACATCACGGGCCCGTTAGCGGCAAGGGCGCGAACAAAGGCAACGGTTTTAGGAATTGGTTAAGGAATATCTACTACGATACGGTGAATGAAGGACAGGAGCCGCCGCACATGATTATTTCTGGGCACACCCATGATCCATACTGGCAGATATTTATCGCGCGTTACAAAGGCGCATATTTCCCCGTTCGCGGGCTTATATCTCCCAGTTGGCAACAAAAAACGCGATATGCGTACAAAGTGGCACCATTGACGCTAAATAAAGTTGGATTGCAATATTTCGTAATACACGCGGGCGGCGACATAGGCGATCCGGTAGAATTGGTAATGATATAGTCGCTCCGGGTATCTGCGAATTGATTTGGCAGGCCACACGCCGAGCGATGGTATAATTATAACAGAGGTGAGCGATGATTACTTACAGCGTGCCGGATGGGACAGTGTACAGGACAAAGAGCGGGAATGTGGGGGGAAAAGCTGGCCGCCTGACTGTGGTGGTATTGGGAAATTCCACCATCCAAAAGGGCGGAGTGGTCTATCACATTATCATGTATAGCAATAGGGAAAATCTCGAGGGGATGTATATCGACAAAAAATTATTGACGGTGGTAACTGATGAGGAGCCGGATCCAGAGCCAGGTGGACCAACCCTGACGCACACGATCAAAGTTTACAGTGACGGGAGTATAACGGTAGATGGTAACGCTTATCCGTGATTTGTATGTATATTCTGACGGCGCGGTGGAGTTTGCTATTCCGCAGCCAGAGCCACAAGAGCCGAATAGTTTTGACCGTACTTTGTGGCGAGTAAAACACTGGTACGAATACGGGCGCGAGTTTGGATGGAATAGGCCAGAGGTCAACCGATTAGAGCC